CAGAAAGAAGAAGAAGAAGAAGAATTAATTTAAACCCTATTTTTCCACGACCATAGGGCCAAAACCCTATGGTCAAAAATTTCTAGGTCAAAAACCTGGAATTTGAGCAATAAGATTTTGCCCCCGAAAATGTATCATTTTTTTTATTTTTAAACCGATTTTGTGAAAGGATTAATCCCATGCTACGAATAAATAACAGTAAGCCTATTGAATTAATGCAATGCGATAACGAGCGGGTAATCAGACTTAAAGTTGGTAGTTTACATTGTATGTTACCAAACCTTACAATCGTCCGAAAGTTATGGAATTCAAGGGTTAAAAACGCACCCAAAGAACTTAGGCGAGGATGGATCAAATGCGTACTGGAAACACACCATCAAAATCGAGATTTTTACATTAGTGTCATGCGTGGAACTGGATATTAATAACCAATCGACCCTGTTTTTTTTGAAAGGATACCCTAAAAATGAGTACTAATAAATCTTGTGACGAATTTATTGACCAAATCCGCAATTCCTGGGATTCTATTCATCCTTGGGCAATGACTGCGGTGGCAGCAAGTTTGTCCGATACCGATGCGGATGCACTGCGGGAAATATGCGACAAAAATGATGATAATTATTATGAAACCAACTATCAGGTCATAAAAATAATCATCGATCATTACAACAAATATGTCCAGACCCTTTATAAAAAGAAGGGAATATGAAAATGAAAATACTAAAAAACAATCTTTCTTTGGTCACGGAAATATGGCACGACCCTGGTGATTATCCATCGGGCATAGTCTCCGGGCCTTTGGTTTCAACCATCTGCCTCGAGGATATATCAGGTCATCTGATCATCCAGATCGAGGAATCAGACAAGGATTGTGAGGAATGGCTTGACTGGGGGCCAGAGCTTAACCTTCATTATCTGATGCAGGATGTGAACATCGAAATCCAGGGGGTAAAAATAACCCATTGGCAATTCGATCCGAAAAAACATCACGATATTAATGATGCTGCTGCCCTAGACATATGGCACATCATCCCATATAAATGGGATGCTGACAACTTCGACCCATGTTAGTAGAATGTTATTAGACCCTGTTTTTCTTGGATAACCAGTCAATGTGACTGACTCCAAAAATTGCGTACGATTCTTCTGAAAGGGAATCATTATGAGTGCTACAGAAACCACCCCATCCATCGACCCATGTCATCACATTCCGAATTACGATGATCCTAATCGTATAGTCAAGCTCGAATTAAGGGCATCGGATCTCCAAAAGATCCGCAAGCTTTGTGCCTTGATGACCACGCAAACCAAAGTAAAGGCAATCAGTCAAGTAGAACATCTTCAGATCATGCTGGAGGTCATCGGATCTGACGGCATCGACATGAATCGTCTTCACGATCTTCTTTATGGACAGGAAATGGGCTGGGAAATTAAACAGGTATAGACCCTGTTTTTTAATGCCCTATAGGCCCAAATCTATAGGGCAAAAATATTTACCATCAATTGTAAACAACTAACCTCAACCCCACTAGGAAACCATCCAATGAAAATGATTAAAGCTCCAGGTTATACACCTAAGAAGAAATACGAAACACCATCGAGGCATATTAAACGAGATCCAATGATGCTATCGGAATTGGAATCCAAAGTGCTTCAGACCCTGTTATCTTTAGGCAGGAAAACCAGGATGAAACACCATTATGAATGCACCCTTTCCGAGGCTTTTAATGCCCTCAAAATCAGTAATTATTCCTTCAGTGGAGCGATATGCTCATTGAAAAGAAAAGGGTTTTATCACAACATCCTGTGGACACCTAACCACGGCAAAGAAGGCAGGAAAGATCATCCTAAAAAAACAATTAAGGCATATGGTGCTAGAATCCAAGTCAGGGCAGACATAGCAATTGTTACAGACCCTGTTTTTTTTAAAAAGTAATCTGATTTTTAAAGGAATAAAAATTGAATTATCTTTCAGTATGTTCGGGTATTGAGGCAGCTACTGTTGCCTGGAATTCTATTGGATTTGAGCCTATAGGATATTCAGAGATCGATAAGTTTTGTTGTGATTTACTAAAACAGAAATACCCTCAGACTCCTAATTATGGAGACATTAATGGACACTCAAAATGGGAAATCAGAAAGCCAATTGACATCCTTATCGGAGGAACACCATGTCAGTCATTCAGTCTCGCTGGACTTAGGAAAGGAGTTGATGATCCAAGGGGAGGACTTGTATACAGGTTTTGCGAACTGGTGCGGGATAGAAAACCAAGATGGATTGTTTGGGAAAATGTCCAAGGAGTTTTGTCTTCCAATGGAGGAAGAGACTTTGGTTCCTTCATCAGGTCGTTGGCTGAATTCGGGTATCATTTCTGCTGGAGAGTGCTTGACGCTCAACACTTTGGATTGCCCCATAGAAGGAAAAGAGTCTTCCTTGTTGGGCATCATTCAAACAGGTCAAGTGGATACAAAGTTTTATTTGAGCAAGGCAGCTTGTCAAGGATTCATCAGAAGAGACAAAATGGGGAAGCCATTGCCTCAAAGACTAAAAGAAGCAATGATTGTCCATTCTGCGAATCAAAAAACTCATTAGACCCTAAAAAAACAGGATGCGTTTCTTGTTCAGCATGGGTAAAAAGTCCTGTGAGTTGCATATCTGATGGGGCACACATGGGAGGAGGTTTAAATGGGCAAGATTATAACTCAGGAAGAATTATAGTACAACCTGATGGGAAGGTAAGAAGATTAACTCCACTTGAAATAGAAAGGCTTATGGGATTCCCAGACAACTACACTAACATCCCTGGGGCAAAAGATGGCAACAGGTTTAAGGCAATGTCCAATTCAATGTGTGTACCTGTGATTAAATGGATAGGAGAAAGGATCAAGATGTTTGATTGCCCTAGCAAATAAGCCATAAAATAAGTTACACTATAAGTCAAGGGGGTCACTAGACCCTCTTTTTTTTTACCCACGGAAATCTATCATGGACGATAAAAAATACTGGGGTTACGGTGACATATCTGCTGAACTGGATCTATCATATACAACTGTCCGTAGAAATGTAGACAAGATGATCAAGAAGAAATTAATCGGGCCACTATCTAGGAAAGTCGGCGAGAACGGTCACTACTATGCTTGTTTATCTGACACCCAGTATTCAAAATTCAAGGAATGGTTGAGGATAAGAAGGAAGAATGAAAGCACTAGTAACATGGAACAGAAAGAGGCAGCACAGGACAACGGCCATTTCTATGTTATTTTATTGATCCCAGAATTCTCAAAGAAGCGAATCAAGGCGGGATTCAGCAGCAGGATCGATACCAGAATAGCAGAGCATTTAACTACAGTTCCAACCGCAAAACTAATTTATTCGGCCCCTTGTATGCGTTCCTGGGAATCATTTCTCTTGTCTTATGTCCACAGTCACGGCACGAAAATCAAGTCCGAGGTGTTTGATGTGCCTAATGTAAATGGAATGATAAAGAACCTAGAGACCCTGTTTAATCAGATCAGTAAACGAAAATAATTATTTTAAAATCAATAGACATCAAATAATTCGGATTGAATGTTCTCTGTTTTTTTTTCTTTTATTTCACGATTCCATCGTTTGTATTTTTTTACAACAATCTCCAGACATTCAGCATAAGTCAAATGCTTGGTAAGAGTATGAGCTTTTAAATCAAAGGCATCTCTCCACCAGTTAGTGCTGTCAACGCTGTCTATTCTCCGGCAATAAGTATAAGCCCTCATCGCCCATCCGTGGACATGAATGCCTTCTGGAATTCTTTCTAAAACATCACGAACAAAATATTCTTTGTTTCCCCTGGGAGGAATCATTCCAATACCTAACCATTGCTTTCTTTCCTTTGCAATCGCTACACAATCATCAAGAAATTCAATCGGATCTGATTCGTGAAATGTTGGAAAACCATTTTCAAATTTCTGGTAATTAGATAAGCTTTTTCTCCAATCACCAGATATATCATCAAGTCCGGCTATTGCTTCAGCGTGTGGTTTCCATCTTTCTGACCAGTCAATATATCTTTCTAAATCTATTTTTTTACCGGAACTAAATTCAGAAAAAGCACCAGAGTCTATAAGTATCTTTCTAAAGCTTTGCTGATAATCATTAAGCCAATCTTGACATATGGCGAATGAAAGTAAAACAGGCATATCCATTGCCGTGTGTGCTTGCAATTGGTTGTTTGGAGATGCAAGGTATACATCCATTAAGCAATTCTCCAAAACTTGTGAGCTTGAATTCCAAGTCTAAACTCAGGACGGATCTTCACCCAGTTTAAACATAAAGACAATGAGTCTTGGTTTATGCCACCATCTTTATCTGCCATAGGTGTAATCCATTTGTTTTTAAATCCGCTAAAATCATAAGTGGCCCATTTGCTTATACCAAGGTAATTTAAATTTGGAACCAAATTTATTTGATCACCATTATGAAAAAACAAATCATCTGGAGTTCCATGCGGAGATACAGAAATAAAATCAAAAGGAATATCTTCAACACTTCTTATACCAGATGTTGCAATAGCTATTTTATGATGACATCTTTTTTTTAATTCTTTCACAAGAAAACCAACATCTTGATCTGTTGGTTCTCCACCAGTAATCCATATCCAGTCAATTCCATAATTGTCACTAGATTGTATTTTTTTTACAATTTCTTCTATTGTAAATTCAATCTTGTCAACACCATATTTAGTGTCGCAAAATTTGCACCCAACAGAACATCCAGCAAATCTTATAAATATGCTTGGAACTCCTAAAAAATAACCTTCACCATTAACTGTTTTAAAAATATGTCCGTCAGCAAGAATAAACTTTTTTTCATTTACAATATCAAGGTTCATTAGATTCATCCTTATCTGTGTCTTTTAACATCTCTGCCAGTGCAATATAAGCAGCAGCATCCTCAAGGGTATCTTGATGATACCCTTGGGATAACCTGCAAAGCTTGAGCATCGCCATCATCACAGCGACCTCGTATGCGGAAACTTCCCGCTTCAGAAAGTTTGTCCAAGAATTTGCAATGCGTTTTAAATTAAGTTCTGGAGCATCATACTGATTAGCTCTCTCGACAATATGCTCAGTAGCACGATCAAAGAATTCAGAAATCAAATATCGATCCATCACTTAGTCCTTTCTTTTTTCTTAAGAACCTCAGAGAGCGGAACAATGTAATTTTTATATTTTCTTTTTTTTAGAGTTGGAATTTCAGTGCCAATGTACTGCTCGATCATTTGGACATCATCCATGTTAATGATGCCATCGATTTGATTTCTTTTAATCCAGTAATCAATCATCGGCCTGGAGACATCAAGAATCGATGTCATTTCAGAAAGAGTCACATATACAATATCATTAATTTTTAAAGCCACAAAACCTCCTTGTTTAATCCAGTAATTAACCATCTAGTCAATATTTTATATTCCCGCACCCATGCCTTCTTCTCTTGCTGGATGCACCCTTGATTCTTTATCTTGAAGCTTCTGCAACTTTTGTTGCTTCCGAATTTTGGCGGTCATCCTTCGTTCTTTTCTTCTGACCATCTTATCCAATACAGAAGAAAAAGGAATAAGCATGACGGCACGATTTCGATTCAGAAGTTTAGCATATTCTTCTTCATCCAGATCAATCCTGTGTTTAGCTAACGCTGCGATCAATGGATCAGAACTGTTAGTGTCGATTATGCCACGGAATTCTGATCGGTAAATATAATGTGCCATCATCGAAGCGGTGGTTTTTAAAACAAACGCAGCTTCGGTCACGGTCAAATAGCACTCACCATTAATTTCAATGCTCATTACTTGGGCCTCCTTTGTAAACAATCTGCGATCTCCCCAAGTTTCACGCTGTTGTTTGCTTGCAGTTTAATAATTGTATACAGCGACATAAGGACAGCAAATTTCTCGTTCAACTTTACCGTCCACTTCCATCCGCTCTGTTCAATTCCACTCACAGTGGCAGCGAGTCCATCATAAATAGACTTCTCACAGTTTTTACTATTAGTCAACCCTGGGAATAAACCCTCGATAATATCAGAAACCTCAGATAGTTGATCCGATATTTTCTTTTTATTTAACTCATAGGATTCGTGCGAATCACTTTTGCGGACAGAATTTGCCCACTCCATGCAAGCCATACAAGCAGCGAAATTAATCGTACTATCAGGCTTTTTTTTCGCAACTTCTGAGTCTTCCCAGATGTTTCCCAAGATGTTCAACGAGTCAGAAGAAGCAGCGAAAACTTCCTCTGGCATCACTTCGAGTCCGGTCACCTCACGGATAATAAAACAGGCTCGCCTAGCACAGGTCAATACCGCTGTAGTCCTTGATATAGCCATGTCATTTCTCCCATCAGGTTTTCCATTATCCTTGTTGATAAACATTCTAATCTTCCTTTCCAAAATTAGTAATATCAATCATCACATAAGATTCTTCACCAACCGGAAGCCTATCTCCAAGTTGGATCGAAATTCTTCTCACACAGTCAGTATCATCTCCAGCAAGATATCCGCAATGCTGAAGTTGATCCATAATCGGTTTGATGCGATTATCCAAATCAGACTTCCTCCACCCCTTTCCAGGATAGATAGTGATGTCTACATTTGCTGGATAAAGCATCGGTTCAATCTTTTTTCCATTAGGTTGATAATGCATATTTTCACCCCTCCACTCCCGGTATTTTGCCGAAAGAATCGTCCTGCCGTGAAAATTCCTCCAGCAAGCATTAGCGGAAGGTGGAAGGGTGAAAAATACTTTAGACATCGACCTATCTCCATGCCCATTGGGGAGCAGAAATCTTAGGCACGATACCATAATACTCAGGCAAAAAACAACCTGTTTCATGGGCCTTGATCAACTTGCGAATACCCTCAAAAACCTGATTCTCAGCCCGATCAACATCAAGCGAATCAAACTGAGCGATCATGCACGAAGGATACTCCCCTTTGTCTACAACGATATGGTAGCAATCATTAATCGGTATCTGCATGGATCTCAAGCAGAAGCGATACAATGCCACCTGACGAATATACCCATTGAAAACGCAATCCTTGGCCCAATCGAATGGGTCATACGAACTAACCGTCTTAAGATCGACCAGAAATCCTTTTTCCGGGCAGTACATATCAGGCACAAATTTAATTTGAACCTGAGATCCACCATCAAAATCGATGGTAGTAAGAATGTCTTTTTCCTTTACCACCGATGATGACTGAAAATACCCTGACGATGAATTTTCATGGATCGCAGCAATCATTCTGTTTGCTTGATCCACATCATCATGGGTAATGATCTCAACACCATCAGCTAGACCGCTTTTAAATTCATCCCAGGTTTCTTTTCCAGCTTTAGTTCTCTTATCACACACTGGGGCAACGGAAAACCGTTGCTCAACCTTCTCAGGTTCGAGCAGCATACAGTGAACCAGAGATCCTAAAATCATCGCCGGTGAAGACTCCCGAACAACAACCTTGTCTACATAGGTCTTCTTGTACAACGCTGGATTCTTGCGAAACATTTCCAGTCTGCTGTGTGATATATACTCAATCGGAATCATGGCTAATCCTTTCTTTAAAATACTTTTCTAAAATTTCTAAAACCTGACCATTCATCGTTCTATTTTGGCTCAAAGCCAACATATTCAATCGCTCCTTCAGATCGGAATTTGGGCGAAAAACTACAGTCAATTTATCCCGATCTTTTTTTGAGCCGTGTCGCTTCGGCATCTTTTTCTCCTTTCAACAACTTTTGATATTCGCCCCATTCATAAAAATAATTATAGGGTTTTTCAAAAAAATAAATCAGGTTGCCAACAGCACCAGAACCAGTCCAATGACCTTCATTTTTTAAATGTCGAGCTAATGCACACACATTAGCATGATTCTGCCACCAAAGTTCTTCCTTCATATCGCCTCCTGTTAAAAAACAACACTTCACATAGTATATCGTATTTTAATTTGATTACCATAAAATAATTTATTTTCTTTTTTTTTCATTTTTTTTCGGATTGAGGTTGACAGATTTATTTCGGTGGCATAGGATACCCTACCTGAGATGGAAGCGGATCAGAAGGAAACACGGATGTCAGCAAAGAAAAAGAAAAAAATATCTTTGGCCCAAGCTAAAAGACATTGTCCGTTTCCACCGGGGAGTAATGAAAAAATAGAGGTGATGAAAGCTCGCCTGGAATATGGACTGGAGCTTTATCATCCTGGCGATAATCAGATTCCAATGCACCCGAATGACAAAAGGGGTGCGGAATCTACACCGGAAATCATCGAGTGCGAAGATACACTCGATGATCTAGACTAGGAGTGAGTCGTAAAGGATGACTCGTTGTCATCCCCAATAAGACCCAGTTTGTAACCGAGGCTGGAAACACGCACTCCTAGTCGTTTTTTAAAAAGGGAGCAATCATGGATGAAGAACTAGTGCTGTCGGAAAGGGAACTAATGTCTATATCAGTTCCGAGTTTTGGTGTTCCAGATGTTTTAAGGCAAAGCACCATTAGGTTTTCATGGGAATCTGCTAATTTTAATTCGATGGTATTATCTGGGATTTCAGCAATTCCTGCTGGATCAAATCCTATGGTAGAGATAACTAATGTCCATTCAGTCATGTTCTATCGTGGAGAAAATTTTGTGATAAAAGTGGACATGAAGATGAATGAACTTAGATCATCTGCCAGCATTGAAGTTACACAGAAGCAGTTAGAGCAGATTGTAAAGAAAGCTTTAGCTGTGCAGTATGGCGATTTTATTGTGGATACGAAATTAATTAAACTTGATCACGCTACGAATGTTTTTTGTTTTGAAGTTATTTTTAAGGAAAGGGATTAGTTATGAAAATTGGTAAACCGGTTGGATTTGGCGAGTTAAATAAACCCAAGGGGGTTCTGTTTGGTGCGGAGGGTTCCGGGAAATCGACCCTGGGAGCAAAGCTTTCCAAAGCTTTATTTCTGGATATTGAGGGCGGGATCTCAGGCATAGACATCGATTGTGTACAGATTAAGACTTGGTCTGAATTTGTGTCGGCAATCAAAGAGATTGTGACTTCGGCAGAATTCGCTTACGAAAACATTGTGATCGATTCTTTAACCGCATTAGAACGATTGCTTCATCAACATATATGCCAGACTAGCAATGCATCCAGTATTGTTTTGGCTTGCGGTGGTTATGGCAAAGGACTGGTTGAAGCCGTAACACAGATGTCGCTTTTGATAAACAGTCTGAGTGCGAAAAAAAATCTAGGTGTTTGGTTTATTTGTCATTCGACAGTTAAATCTATCAACGATCCAACCAGAGGCGAGTATGCTTCTTTTGGTGTCCGTGCTGATAAAGGCATGGCAGAGTGGGTGACCAGTTGGGCAGATCTTGTTGGGTTTATCGAAATCGATCTTATGGTAGGCGAGGACGGAAAACCTGTTTTAAGGAAGGAGGGTAATGAGGTCAGGAGAACTATCACAGTTACTCCTAGAGGTGGCTTAACGGCCAAATCACGAATTCCAGGGGTTACTGGAGTTATGACAGTTGATAATTTTGTAACAAAAGTAAATGAAATATTTTCTAAGAAAGGTAAATAAACATGAGCGAATACAACGAAAACTTTGAACTTTTTACACCCGATGAAGCCAAAGATCTTCAAAAAGCAGATATTCTTCCTGCTGGAGATTATCCGATTGTAATCACTAGAGCGGAAGTTAAAGTCAAAGATGACAAAAAATGGCTATCATTAGGATGCCAAATCGATGCACCGCATGAAATGCAAGGCAGATATAAGACCTTTACCCTCTACATCCGTGATGGTCATCCAAATCCCAAAGTATGCGGTATTCATGCAAAGATCCGTCAATCTTTGGACTCAGCCCTTGGCTTGGACAAGATGACCCTGTCAAACATCATTGGTCAACAATGTATCGTCCGTATCAAGAATACCCAAAAGGACGGTAATACCTATGAAAATGTGGACAGATTTTTAAAGCCAGCGTGATTTCTTCTCATGCTGTGCCTGGAAGCAACCGATAAAAAGGTTAGGAGGTGCAGCATGAGTAGATTACTTTTCTTGTTAACTGTTTGCTGTTTGACTGGTTGTCA